TTAGCAATATGCTCTAATTGATCTATAGGTATGTTAAGTAGATTAGCATCTATACGTTCAGCGATACGCTCTTCAGCCATCTCCATAGTAATATATAGGACGTTCCTACCTTGGCTTAGTATATTACCAGCCATATGACACATAAAGAGTGACTTACCTACTCCAGTTCCTGCGAGCGCAATATTGAGAGTCTTATTAGGAATACCACCTTTTGTGATTCGGTTAAGGTATTCCAGATCGAAAGGTATTCTTTCTTCTTGCTCATGATAGAAGTCATAACGTTCCTCTACATTCTCGATATAGTCGTGACCGACTGATGAGTCAAACGTTACTGCTAACGCTTTCTGTAACAAATCAGGTAAAGCGTTCTTAGTAAGCTCTTGATGCTTACCGTCAATTATAGAGATACTCTCCATAATCGCATTATGTATAGCTCTATCTTGACACCACTTCTCAGTAGTATCTTCAAGCCAGTCCTTATCTGCTTTCTTAGATACATCATCAAAGATGTTAGGTAACATCTCCATAGCGGCAGTATACTGATCGTCATTGTAACGACCGCTCTGATCTATCTCAATCTTAAAAGCATCTATAGTAGGTAGCTTGTTGTATTTAGCAACAAACTTACCTACCTCAAGAAACAATTGTCTTGTCACACCTGCAAAGTATTCAGGTTTAATAAAGGGTAGCACCTTACGCATAAACGATTCATCTATCAATAGATGACGCAGTATAAGCTGCTCTAAATTATTGTTCATTATCTTTCATTCCATTCAAGTTCTCAAACATTACGCTCTCTAGTATTTTACCTGCATATCGTTGAAAGTGCAAGTTATCAGTTGTAAGTTCTTCATCTGGACTTGAATGTAAGGTCACATTAAACTTCATCATATCAGATTTATTATCGATAGAGATCTCTCCAAAGGAGAATACTGATTCAATAAACTCTCCTTCTTTGATTCGTATATGCCAATGATCATCATCACCTGGGATTAACTCAAACTCTTTGTTCTGCTCGAACATACCTGGTATACTAACCATCAACACTCTCCACTATGTCATCCATACTTACTAAGGACTTATGTCCTATCTGATATTGCTTCTTTAAGAAATCTTTGAAATCTGATCCATCAAATATTGGATCCCAAAACGATTTTTCGAGTGTAGCATCGTATCTAACTTTACCTCCGATTTCGCCAGTTGATGGGTCAACCACAGCGTACCATCCGTTAGAAGGCTTAATAACATAGCCACCAGCGAGAGCACAATCCAAGAGACCAGAATACTTACGTACCCCACCCTCCCAAGAAACTGTAATAGGTATTTTTGACTTTTCTTTAACATAACGACTTTTCTCCACGTTAATAACAAAATGGTACCCTTGTATCTCTGTACCTTTTTTATCCTGTTGACGACCTAAGATCCAGATATTATCTGCTGAGTAGTATATACCTGTACCACCACCAACAACATCTTTAGGGAATAGACCGATCTCTTTATACGTATGATTGATAGCAAGCATAGGTATTGACTTCATAGTAAGATAAGGAGTACACATACGGAATAGACCCTTAAGAGCCTTTGCACGTGACATATCTGCTACTGACTTCTCATTGATAGCATCATCTAGTTCTTTCTTAGACGCTAGGTTACCAATAGAGTCAATAACAATGATTACCTTATCAGCTCGATCAATAGCTTCTAGCTGAGAGATCAAGTCAAATTTCAGCTCTTCTACGTTTGCTATCGGTGTATGTAAGATACGAGAAGTATCAATACCGAATTGCTCAAAGTATGATGAGGGAGATCCAAACTCTGAGTCGTAGAAGAGCATCATGGCATCAGGATGACGATCAAGATATGCACCAGCCATTAACAAGGCGAATGATGTCTTGAAGTGTTTAGAAGGACCAGCCAGCACTGTTAAGCCTGGGGTCACTCCTCCATCTACTGAGCCAGATAACGCCACATTTACCATAGGTACATCTGTAGGCGTCATATCCGTTTCTGTAAAGAACTTAGATTCAGACAGGATATCCGTAGTCTTGATCTTTGAGTTCTTCTTTAATTTGTCCATAATTGACATGTTGTTGTTTCTCTCTCTCATCTAATTCATATTGTTGTCTATAACTATTATTAATTATAGCTGCTTCCTTCAATAAGGTCAACTGTTTATTATAGTTAATAAATGCAGATACATCTTTAGGGAAGCATGCACCTCCAAATCCTTGCTTACCATCAAAGCCAGGAACCTTAGTATGTGATGGACTTATACGATCATCAGCACCTACCGCTTTTATTATTGTAGCGAAGTTAGCATCAGTATCACCAATCACATCATATAACTGATTAAAGAAAGTTACCTTCATAGCTAGAAAAGTATTGATAGAGTACTTAACGAATGATGCTTCTTCTCTTGTCATATGATATGATGGACAAGGAGAACATAAGCTATACTTGTTATACAGTTCTTCTACTTTATCAGTAGCCCATTTCTCTCCACCTAAGATATGAAACGCAGGATCAACGAACTGTTCGTTAGCAGACTTCTCTGTAAGGAACTCTGGATTGTAAACAACATTCTTCGGCCAGTTAGCAACTATATCAGGTGTAACTGTTGACTTGACTACTACAAGTATATCTCGTTCTTTTAATTTATCAATAGTGCTATCAATAATACTGCTATCAATAGCACCGCTGTCTCCCATCGGGGTTGGCACGCACACAAAAGCACAGTCATATATAGCGCTATCAATATTGTCCAGGTAAGTATCATATTTTGGGTCTACTATTGTCTTTTCTATTTTAGGATGACTAAAACCATAATCTACTGCTTGGCCAACAAACCCGTGGCCAATAATTAATATTTTAGGCATTGTTTACTCTCTTCCTCAAATCACTTGTAGAGAATCTATGCTCTCTTTTATTAAAGTATATCTCTATACCTCTCTTAGCACATATAGCTCTGCCTGTAAATGTACCGTGTTTATATTCTTCACCTATAATACGAACATCAATCTGAAACGTATTCAGTATATCTTCTAAGTCCTGCTCAGTCTGATAAGGTATAATCTCATCTACATAACTAACTGCTGAAAGTTGTATATATCTTTCTACCAAAGTCTGGACTGGTTTATTTTTATCTTCTCTATCAATAGAAGGATCTACTTGAATAGCGCAAATAAGATAGTCACACTGCGTCTTAGCTTCTCTAAGCATTGCAATGTGACCAGC